CAGGACGAGCACTCACAGGTGGAAGTGGATTAAACGGGTGTCTAACCACTGGTGGCTGCACTGGTTGTGGCCGAACTTGCACAGGTGGAGCAACAGGACGCTGAATAATCGGTGCCGGCTGCATTACTGGATCTTTAACTAAAATCTTGCCGGCCCCCCATGATGGGTATCCTCTTCCGGGCTCATCCGGTACGTCTTCCCAATGAGTCCCTGGTGGAATAGGTTCTTGCCCGAAAGAAGAATGCTGGCCCACCGTTGCTAAAGGAATTTTCGATTGTAGATTAGGTGCTGGAGCATTAGGAGTAGGTGCTGGACTCCAAGTAGTTTGACCATTTGTAGGTGTAGTTGTAGTCGTAGCAGTCTGTGAACCTAAATAACCCTTAATTGCACTAAATTGACCTGGTTGTGATGTAGGTGCATTAGGTGTTGTAGCCGCAGAAGTATTAAAAGGCGTAGAACCATCATCACCTGCACCACTACCAATGTTAACTGGGCCGCCAGGCTGCTGACTAGGGTTTAACTGACCAGTCTGTTCAGTTTGATCGTCCTGGTTATTCTGTTGTGCGAGATATGCCATGTTGTTCCTTATAGAATCACAAAGGTTACGTTATACTTTGTGCTTGCTGCTAAACCAGCAATATAATTTATCGTTACAGTATATGGTGCTGTATTGATATTGAGATACCAATTAGTAATCATTGCTGGTGCGGTAATAACAACACCATCCGACCGTGTAATCTGCCCAATTAAACAACAATTAGGTTGACCACCACCTGTATATTGAAAAGTGATAGGTGTAAAAGTAGTTGAATATGAACTGAGTGTAGTAAATGAAGTTGTATACTTCATTCCTTGCACATTTTGTCCAATGGTAAGGTTCTTGTTAAGTGACTGAACTACTTGCTCGCAGAATGTATTCAGTGGGCCAAATACATTCCCAATCCAATTGGGTGCAGTTGGCACATCTGCCTGTGAAAAACGTCGAAAGACAGGTAATGACATTAGAACTGCCTTGTAGAAGTTTGCTTGTAAAACAATTCAACACCACTCCAGCCAAACGAAGTAAAACATTCAGCATGTGTGATATTAATGTAAAGCCAGCCAGCACGTTGTATTGCCGCAGGCACATATCTACGAATCTTGCCTTGGCCTAATGTTCCACCACCCCAAGCAGATGTTCCCCACGGATCAATACCCCAACCACCACGTTGTGTTGGCACAAGAATGTCAACCACTGGTATGCCCGCTGTATTGCTGCTGATTGTTGCAGTAAGTGACGCAAAGTCTTGAACCGTAAACATATAAACCATTTCACTAAACTGCTTATTCATTGCTGGATTATTGCAATCAAGTTGAATTGTTTGCACTTCTGAGTAAACAGGAGTGTATAACACCACTGGACCAATTGCCCAAGTCGGTGCATTATCTACTACTAAAGTGGTATAACTTGCACCTACACTCACTGATACAATACGTGCTTGACTACCAGTTGATGCCTGAAGTATACTCCAGCCGGGTAACACTATCACACCTGGTGGTAATGTCGGATTAGCAATTACGAGCGTGTTATGAACACCGCTGGTAGTTGTTGTGGTTGTGTATTGATTATCTGCATAATCAGCAGATGTGAATGTCTTACGTTCTTGATAAATGAAACTATCACCAGAGACATCGGCACTTCCCTGTGCACTACCTAAATACATCTTACCATCACGCTTAAATATTAGTCCGCAAGTAGCACTCAAGGTCCAACGGGTCCAGAGTTGGAAAATGTGATTATACACATATTGTTGTGTTGCTTGAACATCAGAACCAGTCGTAGGCATGAATAAGATGTATTTGCGATCACTTTGATATGCTATTCCCCACGCTACTTCGCGTAAGTTTGGAAACAAATCAGGTGAAGTATTCTCAATAATAGTTTTGTCAATAACAATAGACATAATCTGTGCATCTGAGTCACTTAGGGCAACAATACCTTGGTCACTTAGGAAGTAAACCTTATTGTCAAGTTCTGCTGCTGTGTTGGCTGCAAGAATACGCACATTATAGTCAATAGGCGTAATGTTGAATGCTGCTGGGCTATTACCAGATACACGAAATACACCGTCATCCTTTAAGATCATCACACCATCACGTAATGGGACAATACGACGAATAGGCTGGTTAGCAGATCCAAACTCAAGATAGTTTACGATTGGCACTGCTTCGGGTTGGTTGAACTTGCTGTAATACACTCTATTTGGACGTGAATATTTGGACGCGAATCATTGATAGACGTAATTGGCATTGCTTGTTCGAAACTTGCTGTGCGTGTAGATGTAATAGAAAATGCATCTGGCACTAACGTAAGACGTGCATAGTTCATCTTACCTGGTAGATCACCACTTCCTGATGTGTAATAAGCAGTAAGGAATGTGTTTGATACATAGGCATTCGCAACAAGACAAATATTGCTTGCTGTTATTTGAATATCTAAAGCAGGATTACCTGTATTGCTTACTGCAAACCAACCAAGTGCTGTATTGTTGCTAGTTGCAGCAAGTAGAGTGAACGGTAATGTTCCCACTTCAGCAGGTGTGAATGTAATAGTATCACCAGGCACTAATGCATCTGGGCCATTTGAAGCACCAGCACTAATAAGCGTAATATCCGCATTCATTAGTGTGCGTGTGTTCGCATAGAAAGCATATTGCTTATATGTGCAAACGTCTAATGCCCACGGTGCACGATAGTTACTTTGAAGAATACCATCTTGGCCCTGGTTGGTATACAATGCGGCACCAAGTAAGGTGTCTGGGGTAATATCTGATATTGAAATAACGGAACCTGCGGAACAAATGTCTTCATATGTAAGTGCCATTTCATCATCTGGTTCAGTATTCAAATCGGGCGATGCATGACCACGATATACTTGGAAGAAAAACTCTGTTGGTGCAGCCTGAATCTCTTTTGGTACCTGGAATGTAAGGTCTACATCCTTAAGTGAACCGGTACCGCTGTTAGCCACAATGATACGGCTACTTGGGGCACCAAGTACAAGTTGCTGATTGTAATCTTTGTAACCAAATACGATTCGATATGCAATCTGTGTGTTATTAGGTAAGAAGCCACTTGTACCTGTTACTGATCCATAGCCATTAAGACCTGGAGGTGCACCTGCAAGGCGTGGTTGGCCATCGACGTGGTCAAGACGATATGTTCCCTGTTCAGTAATGAAGTAGAAGTTCTTATTTGTTTCAAGACCACGTACTCTGCTTTCTGGATTAGCAGGATCTGGCTGTGGATATGTGCCTGTATATGTTGTAAGAACGCCATTGCTTAACTTGTCAGCATGTAAGTCGTGATCTGATGTATTGATAAGTTTAACGTTATTGTATTGATACATGCTTAATGCACCATCGTTTGCTAACTTAGCAAACTCATTATTGAAGCCACGACGTGTAGCAACCACAGATGGGCGATCAATCACAACATTATTTGCGACTGTTAGACTGCCATCTGCTGCTTTAGGGTCAAATGTACTTGGATTAAGTACAAGTCCCTTAATTTCTAAGATGACACTTTCTGGTACTCTTGGTTGTGACATTTATTGATTACCTTTACGTTTAGCCCATCTAGCCAATTGAGATAAACGCATTTTTTCCTTAGTTTCATCAGATGTAACTTGTAACTTTCTGACTTCTCTAAGTTTTTGTTTATGTTCTTCTGTCATCGGGCCTTTTGGTTTACCTAAGTGTGCTAATGAATTCTTTAATTTTTCTTCGGCTGTTTGCGGTCTAGTAGTTCTTCCTCTCTTAGGAGAAATTCTTCCTTGCTGAGCCTGACTAACATTAGCCCTGCTCAATTGAATAAACACATTATCTATTTCGTATGCACCTAAGTCACCCACACGTGACATACAATATTGGCCTATCTTCCTACCACGTTCTTCCCAGTGACCACTTTGCTGCCAAATATCCCACCATTGTTCAAAAGACAACTTAAATTCAATACCTCTTTTAGAAGCCATCTGACGTTGTTGTCTAAATCTTTGTTTCTCTGTGCTCATATTTACCCTTGTTAAAATATGTATTTTAACATATTCTAACGTCTCCCCCAACCGCGGATACGGCTGGCTCTAAAAGCGGAGTTAGTGGGAATCAGTTTGATCGGTTTTCCGATCACCCTCGGTGATATCTGCATAATGCCCATTTTGATCATTTCATTGTATTCTTGTTGTGCAATCTTATAACCTTCAGCATCACCTGCTGCGTGAATACACATAGAAGCAGCCTTTTGAATCAATGCTGGCAGAATTTCCTTTGGTATGTTTTGTGCAAAAACACTTTGCCCTACGGGATTAATCCAATCACCTACTTGAATATTGGCTCCTAGCCCTGCAGGTAGTGTAATAACATTTCCTACGCAATTAACTAGAGGCATATCGTCTAATGGTGCATAACTTGTATATACAGGATTAGGCACAGTTGCATTTCGCACAAAATCGTGTGGATTTTCTCCACTAATAGCGTTTACGTGAGTTACAAGGTTGCTACTTACTTGAGAACTACCATACCAAGGAAGAACTTTATCTAAAGTGATAACATCACCGGTAATAGCAAGCACTTGACCTGCTGCGGTTGTTAAGCAAAGGTCATTTGGTGCCCTTTGGTACGTAAGACGCATAATCTTGTTACTAGCAAGACCATATGGGAATATTTGTACTTGATTACCCTGTAGGAAGAAGCCACCAATTGCACTTGTTTGGTTGTTATAACTCATTGACCAGTTTACTGAGCCAAATCCTTGTGCTGCTGCTTGAGATGGTGTGAGTCTTGGTAGGTTATAAAAAGAACCATCAGTACCAACCATATAAACGTCACGTAGACGCATACCAGTTGAAAGCCCTGGTATCATAATAACATTATCGACGTTATTAGGTGGGTTATTACCGCTATACTGCGGCATTGCACTCATTTGTGTATCTTGTGATACAACAAAATGTTCCTCTAGAACCGCTTCTATTGCTGGAACAATGAATCCTTTAAGCGATTGGTCAAGAAAATTTAATAGAACAGCATCGGAATAGGCAGCACCTGAGTCCGGGATTGTTTCTCGTTCTTTAACAAGGGTAATTAGCCCTGCGGTTGTGCTATCCATAATACTCCTTACTTACGCTTGAAGAATTCTTTTGGAGACATCTTCTTTGGCATCTCCATTTCTTCGTCTTCACCTTTATCTTCTGCTGGGGATTCCATATCAGGTGCATCTTTGGAAGCATCTTTTAGGAAGTCGCCCAAGCCTGCTTTACCCTTAACTTCTTTAGGCTCGCCCATCATTTCTACTTGAATGGCTTTTGGCTTAAATTTGCCGCCCTCTTCGCCCATCATGAAGTTCTTGAGCATACCCAAGACGTGTTTCTTCATCTCAATTTCTTTATTTGCTTCCATTTTATCTCTCCGATATACTATTTAGTTTAATATTGTCCAGCCAATTTGACCTGTATCCGCAGTGCTTGTACTCTTAATTTGGAATGAAGTACTACCCACTATTGTGCCTACATAAAGAATACCTGTAGTGCCTGCTATTGT